AATGGTGCCAGATGGTGTTTATTTAGATGCAGATGCTTTAGCTGAGATAGATCTTGGTAATGGTACTAATTATAATCCTGCGGAAGCATTAAATATGTTCTTCCAAACAGGTTCTGTTATTGGAAGAAGTTTTACTTCTGATGGTGATATGAATCCAGGAAAGATTCCAATACAAGAAATTACAAGCGGCGCTGGAGGGCAGAAAATGCAAGCTCTTATAAGTAATTATAATTATTACTTACAAATGATTAGAGATGTAACTGGTCTTAACGAGGCTAGAGACGCCGCTAACCCAGATCCAAAATCATTAGTTGGGGTTCAAAAAATGGCGGCTGCAAATTCAAACACCGCAACTAGACATATATTACAAGGTGGATTGTTTTTAACGAGTGAAGTAGCAGAGTGCTTGTCGCTTAGGATATCCGACATCATTGAATATTCCCCAACAAAAGATGCTTTTGTTCAAGCAATAGGAGCTCACAATGTTGCCACTTTGACTGAGATGTCAGAATTACATTTGTATGACTTTGGAATATTTATAGAGTTAACTCCTGATGAAGAAGAAAAAGCAATGTTAGAAAACAACATTCAAGTAGCGTTAGGACAGCAAAACATAGAGTTGGAAGACGCTATTGATCTTAGGGAGATTAAGAATATAAAACTTGCTAATCAAGTATTAAAGATTAGAAGAAAGAAGAAAATAGCGAGAGATCAAAAAATCCAACAAGAAAACATGCAGGCTCAAGCTCAGGCTAATATACAACAGCAAGAAGCTTCAGCTCAACTTGAAATGCAAAAGCAACAACAAGTGGCTCAAACAGCTATATCTATAGAAGAAGCAAAATCTAGGTTTGAGATTGAAAAACTAAACCAAGAGGCACAAATAAAAAGACAGTTGATGGAACAAGAGTTCCAGTACAACATGCAGCTTAAGGGAGCTGAAAGCGATAAAAGATCTCAAGGCGAAAAAGAAAAAGAAGACCGTAAAGACGAAAGAACAAAGATTCAAGCAACACAACAATCAGAAATGATTGAACAAAGAAAAGGAAGTACAGGACCTAAGAATTTTGAATCTTCAGGTAATGATGTATTAGGAGGTATTGATATGTCGAACTTTGGTCCTAGATAAATTTATTAACTATTATTATATTATATTATGGCAAAAAAAGAAGAGCCAATCGCTGACGGCGATACTGGCAAAATCAAAGTAAAAGCGAAAGCTAACAAAGAAAAACAACCAGATAGTAACGAAACGAAAGGGAGCGTTACAAAGGTTAAAGCAAAGATGAAGAAGCAACCAGAGGATTTAAGTAAGGAAACTATTACAAAAGTTGACTTAAGTAAACCAGTTGAAGAAACTAAAGTTGAAGAACCTGTTAAGAAAACAGAGGAACCAACAGCAGTTGTTGAAGAGATTATTGAAGAGGTTATTGAAAAGCCGGTAGAAAAAACTACAGAAACACCGGTTGTTGAAGAGATAACGAACGAGGTTCAAGAAGAGGTAGAAAAGGTAACTGAAGTGGTAGAACAAGCTATCGCGCAATCAGAACAAACTAGCCAAGCATTACCAGAAGATATTCAAAAGTTAATGTTCTTCATGGAGGAAACTGGTGGTGATTTAACCGACTACATTACTCTTAACCAAGATTTTTCAGAACTAGACAATCATACTTTATTAACAGAATATTATAAATCTACTAAACCACACTTATCACAAGAGGAAATTGAATTTGTTATGGAAGACACTTTCTCTTATGACGAAGAGGTTGATGAAGATAGAGAGATAAAAAGAAAAAAATTAGCTATGAAGGAGCAAGTTGCTCAAGCAAAGCTACACTTGGAAAGTGTAAAATCCAAATACTATGAAGATATCAAGAGCGGAGTGAAACTCACAAAAGAGCAACAAGAAGCAATTGAATACTTCAACACACATAACGAGGAATCAGAGAAAAACCGTGAGATCTATAACCAACAGAAGAACGCGTTTGAAAGTAAAACCAACAATCTATTCAATGATAAATTCAAAGGTTTTGAATATAATATTGGAGAGAAAAAGTTTAGGTTTAACGTAAAAGACGGCGCTAAGGTTAAAGAGACTCAAAGCGACATTAACAACTTTATCAAAAAGTTTTTGACTAAAGAAAATACAATGAAAGATGCTGCGGGTTATCACAAGGGACTTTTTACTGCAATGAACCCAGATCAGGTTGCCAATCACTTTTACGAACAAGGTAAAGCAGATGCTTTAAAAGAAAGTATCGCTAAATCTAAAAACGTAAACATGGATCCTAGGCAAGCTTATAGTGAGAACGTAAACACTAGTGGATTAAGGGTTAGAGCTTTAAATGATGATGGACCTGATTTTAAGTTTAAAATTAAAAACAAAAATAAATAAAAATTAAAATTTAAAAATTATGGCAATTTCAAATCCTGGTGGTTTGTTAAATAGTGTACCTGCTCCAAATCAGCAAACACTAAACACAAACTACCTAGACTTTACGTCCGGCGCAAACGACTGGGCACAACAATATTTACCAGATCTTATGGAAAAAGAAGCTGAAGTTTTCGGACCGAGAACTATTTCAGGATTCTTATCGCAAGTAGGAGCTGAAGAAGCGATGACTGCTGACCAAGTTATTTGGTCTGAGCAAGGTCGTTTACACTTATCATACACTGCTCAGGTTACACACGCATCGAATGGTGCTGGTGGTACGTCTGAAATTACTCTTCAAAAAGAAATAGATGGTGCTGCCGTATCATCTGGTTCTGTTGATCATGGTATTAGAGTGAATGATACTATTATTGTAGCAAACGCTAACGGTGTGTTTAAAGGTTTAGTAGTTGACGTTGCAAATGAAGTTATTGACTTCGCTTGTTACACTCAAAATACTATTGCTGCAACTGGAGCTACTAATGATACAACTGTATTAGTTTATGGTTCTGAATACTCTAAAGGAGTTTCTTACATGACAGGTGGTACTGCTACTACTGAAAAAGATTCAAGAGGAGCTAATGAACCTGTGTTTAAATCATTCTCTAACAAGCCAATTATTATAAAAGATTACTACGAAGTATCAGGTTCTGATACAGCTAGAATCGGTTGGGTTGAAACTACATCAGAAGATGGTGCTTCTGGGTACTTATGGTACTTAAAAGCTGAAGCTGATACAAGAGCTAGATTTAACGATTACTTAGAAATGGCGATGTTAGAAGGTGAAAAATCTGGAACATCTTTAGCTGACGCTGCTACTGCAATGCCTGATTCAGGACAGATTGGTACTGAAGGTTTATTTGCTGCTATCGAGTCAAGAGGTAATATTACTACTGGTGTTACTGGTGTTAATGCTGCTACTGATTTAGCTGAATTCGATGCTATTTTAGCTGAGTTTGACAAGCAAGGTGCTATTGAAGAAAACATGATGTTCGTAAATAGAGGAACTTCTCTAGCAATGGATGACATGTTAGCTTCTATGAATTCTTACGGAGCTGGTGGTACTTCTTACGGAGTATTTGACAATTCTGAGGATATGGCATTAAACTTAGGTTTCTCTGGTTTCAGACGTGGATCGTATGACTTCTACAAATCTGACTTCAGATACTTAAATGACAAAGCTACAAGAGGTGGTATTAATGACGCTGCAGGAGCTAACGCTCTTAGAGGAGTTATTATCCCAGCTGGTACATCTACGGTTTATGACCAAATGTTAGGTAAAAACTTAAAGAGACCATTCTTACACGTTAGATACAGAGCTTCACAAACTGACGATAGAAGAATGAAAACTTGGGTTACTGGTTCTGTTGGGGCTGCTACATCTGCTTTAGATGCAATGCAAATCCACATGTTATCAGAAAGATGTTTAGTTACACAAGGTGCTAACAATTTCATGTTATTGAAATAAGCATTTATATTTAAAGAGTTGGGGCTTCGGCCCCGACCCTTTTATTTTATTAATTTTATTATATATTATATTATGGCAAAGAAAACAAAGAAAGTTGAGGTAGAACCTCAAATTGAAAAAATGGAAGAAGTAGTCACAGAATTTTTTGAAGAACCTGTGATTGAAGAACCAAAAGCAAGAGAAAGAAAAAAACCACTTAACGAGTGGGAGGTAAAAGATAGAATTTATTACCTAAAGGGGAATAAAAAACCGATAACATACATGATGAGGTCTTCTAATATTTATTGGTTTGACTCTGAAAAGGGATACGAAAGAGAATTAAAATACTGTCAAAACCAAAAAACACCATTTGTTGATGAAATGAAAGGTGACCAAAGGTTGGAACACATTATCTTTAGAGACGGGAGTTTATTTGTGGCTAAGGAGAAAACAGTTTTACAAAAACTCTTAAGTTTATACCACCCACATAGAGATAATATTTTTGAAGAATACAAACCAGCAGCCATAGCGGCTGACGAAATCGAAGTGTTAGACATGCAGGTTAACGCCTTAATTGCCGCTAGAAATATCGATATAGATATGGCTGAAGCTATTATGCGTGTAGAGAAAGGTTCTGATGTATCTAAGTTGAGTTCTAAGGAGCTTAAAAGAGATTTACTTATATTTGCTCGTAACAACCCTAAACTCTTCTTAGAGTTAGCGGATGACGAAAATGTAATGCTAAGAAACTTTGGTATTAGAGCTACAG